AAGTTTGCTCTTAAAAAATAATAAACGTCTTCAATTAAACAATCGTCAGTATCTTGATTAATACATTGAATGACATCTTTTCTTATTGTTCGCCAAGCAGTTGGTATTTTTTCTGGGGCTATGTAATTAAAATTCATTTTTCTCTAAATTGTGGATAAAAAAAAATTTATTTTTTTTCAACATCTATATATCTAACTCTTATGGACAAAAAAACAGTTATCCATAAGCTAAGAACCTTATTATAACTCAGTCAAGGTTTTTTTTCGATCAAGTAACCCCTAACTCTTAGAGCCAATAACCTTTGTAAATGGGTGTTTTAGCCGATTTCTCAAAAGTGAGTTTGCTATAATATAGGCTCGACTAATTAACAGAGGTTATTGTAATGAATAAATCAAAGTTAAGAAAACAAGCAAAAGAAAATGGTTGGTCTGATGCTGATATTTTTCAGATGTTTAATAATCCAATAATGATTAGACTTATGACAAATGTACCAAAATCTGCTTACACATTAAGTCCGTACAAAGAACCAAATAAAAATTAAAGGGGGAAACCCCTTTTTTTAATTGTTAAAAGGTGTCTCTATTACTTCCGCGCCATAAGCTGTAAAAGTCAAAGTTGGATTCTTAGCTATCACTACAACAGGACTACCACTTGATTCAACTGGTATGTAAGTTGAAATCTTTGCTGTGGCTGATGCGCTTATATCCACGTTGTGGTAAAGCGCAGCACTTACTGTTGATGAAGCACTATGATAAATCCCATACTGAGTCGCAGCACCTGAGTTACTAACAAAGATATTCTTTACTATCCTAGTTGAGTTAACTTGAGTTGCTACTAAGGTAACAGCAGTTGCTGAACCATCAGGTCTTACGTTATTAAATTTTTTCTCTTGAAAGAAACTCATTCAGACCCCAATAATGCGTATCGTTTTGCATCAGTTTCTTCACTTAGTTTATTTATCTCATTAGCTAATTCAACTAGCTGTTTTTGTAAGTCAAATTCTAAATTTGATTCAGCTAATAAGTTAAAAAATCTTTCTGTGTTGATCATTCTAACCCACCTGATTGTCCCTCGACATCTATTCCATTTATCTCAACACTACCAGTATATTCATGTTTGAATGATTGCCACCTAGCTTCATTAACAACATCAAAACAATTATCAGTTAGGTTAGCGGTTGAAGATAGTGTTACATCAGAGTCACCTAATGAATCTCTATACATTGTCTTCTGAGTACCCGTAGTTGGGTTAGTGGTGAATCTTGGTCGCATCCTATTAATGACAGTCATCTTATTATCTTCGCCAAAGTTATTAGTGACATAAGAATTTGTTGATGGTGTGCCAGTTAATTTATAAAACACTTTGTCATTTTTAAAGAAAGCAGATACAGGAAGAGAAGTTCCTAAAAATGCAGTGCTATAAGGCAAATCTGGAAGATCATTATAAGTAGCAAATAAAGTGCCTAAATCATTGTAAGTTGTACCAGAACCAAAGTAAGTGGTTGCAGCAGTTACATTTAAAGAGCCTTTACCCCATTGTTTAGACCTGTAGTTATAACAAACAAATTTGTTAGGCGCACCAGTAGAAGTTGTATCTGGGTAAAACCAAAATACTCTTGAATTTTTACTATCGTGAGTACCAATAATTTTACTTCTATGAGTGTTGTTTAAATCATTAAAAAAATGATCGGATATAATTGATCCTTGTTCGGTATGTCCTATTACTCTTGGTCGAGAACCATCATAGATATAGAAATCATCATAACCAACAAAGAATTGTAATGGTACTGGATCGCCTATAGTAACAACGGAGTTAACTCCAATAGCACCTACTTCATCTGATATAACTCTAAAGTCCCAAATAAAAGGTGCGCCAATATATCTTCCGATATACATTGAATGTGGCTTGTAAACTATTACATCATCACCAAAACGTGCTGCTGCTTCTATCCCACCAGAGGTATCGGTTAATCTATTAGTAGCACATTGTGTTTGAATAGATGGAGTCCAATTAGTGTAATCTCCTAAAGCTGAACACCACCATCTATCTTGTTGTTCACCATAAGTTGTTTCGTTTGTGTTAAATGCAAATATAAAATCATTAACAACAATAACAATTTTAGCAATAATAGAAGCTGTTAAATCTGAAAATGTAGTATCGCCTTTATTATAAACTTGTATTGGGTCTGATCTATTTGCTGCAAGAGTTACATTGCCATATTGAGCAAATGTCCAATAATTATTTGATGGAACGCTATAATCTCCACTTGATCTAGTTACTTTAGCCCATGAACTTGTACCATGATATAAGTCAGTAGTAGTACCTGCAAATGTTAATCTTGTACCATCTAGTCTTCTTATCGTAGCCAAACCAATAGCTGTTGAAGATAAAGTACCAAGACTTGCATCTTCTGCACTACTAACAGCTTCCATTCCTGTTACTGTTGGAACAAAACCATCGCAATCTGTCATTACCCCTGCTGTTTCAGGTGGCAAGTCTGGTGCAAAACCTAAAGTTTTAACGTACATTAGTATCTCTCATTACTTCCAATTTTTAATAAATTCAAGCATATATGCTGGTTCATCTATTGGCAACCCAGTTACATTTTGCAATGGTCTTCTTGAAGCAGTAATACTAGAATTATTACCAAGATTATATCTTGCGTTTATTGTGTCAATGTCCCTCGGAACTGAGTGCCAATCAAAATTAAAATTACCTTTATTAATATTAAGGTCAGCCCCTAGATAATCGTTTTCAGTTTCTGGTTGATATTTTGCTCGATCAAGAAAATTTGCAGAAATATTTGGATCGCTCATCATTGTTGGAATTGCAGCCCAATCTGGTAAACCAAATTGTGCATTAACATTAGCGTTTACATCTCTGTGTTGAAAACCAAGCCCAACATTACCTTTTGCACCTAAAGTAATTCCATCTTCATCTTCTCTAAAAGTTAAATCAGTACCGCCAGTAGGGGAGAATGAATTAACAAAATTATTAAATTGATTAATTCTATCGTGATCCCCAAGTGCGCTATTTTTCTTATTTCTTTTATAATTTAATGCAGAGTTTTCGTAGTCCATTAGAATGTTGTAGCCTTGACATAACCAGATTGTCTGCCATCTGTTTGTCTTTTAAGTTCTTTATATTCTAATTCAGCAGACTGAAACATTATTTGTGCTTCTTGTACGTTTCTTAATTCGTTTTCAAACAATTCGCCTTTTGCTCTTTTCCTAATCATTGACTCGCAATCATCTACCCACTCATTAGTTGATGTAGCAACTGACGATAAAGTTACGTCAGTAAGTTTCTTTATGTATGAAACTTTGACTGTGTAAGTTGCATTAGGGATTGGATAAAGTCTAATATTATTATTGTAATGAGCATAATATTCTGGATAACCAGACCATTGTCCTGAATCAAGTCTTTCCATTTCTCTATAAGTCATGGGACTTAAAGGATAATCCCTATTACCAATAGCAGCTTTAACTGAATCTATTTTTATAATACCAGTTACTGCTGAACCTATAGTTGCTGTATCAGGCGTTGTTACTACTTCCTCATATCCTGTATTAAACCAAAATCTTCTTTTTGCAAAATGATTAATAGAGTCAATAACAGATTGAGCAACTGCGGTAGAACTTAAAGAAAGTTCGCCACGTTTCATTTCTTTTGAAATCCGTGTTTTTATTTTTCCATATGTACTCATATTTATGCACTCGCTATAAATAATTCAACACTTACTGCATTACTATCAGGGTTAATTTGTAATGAAGCAACATCAGCCATAGTTCCAAAACTAGGAGAAGTATCAGCTTCTGCTAACATTAGATCATCAGGACTACCTAACACATGAGATTGCCCTGCTGCTAATGCTACCTGATACAAGGTCGCAGCACCAACAACAGCTAATTCAACACTATTTGTGCTATCTAAATTCGTAATGCGAATGTATTTGCAATCATTTACATCAATAGCATTTGCTGATGTGCTAGTTGCTGTTGCAAATGTCGCAACTGTAGTTGTTGCACTTGCTGGGCAAGTTACAATCCTTTTCATAACTTCATCTACATTAGACACAGTAAATGAATTAGTTGCACCTTGTTCTCTATCATTTAATGATACAGATTCGGTTAATGTTATTGTTAATGTTGCCATCTTACCCTCGTTAAATATTATTTATTTCATCACAATATTTCATGTGAATATGTAATCCTCTTTTTACTCTAAGACCACAAGCAGGACATTCTTTCATTCCAGATTTAAAAGAATAATCTTTTTTTCTTTGTGACTCTTCTTGGTTTTCTCTTAAAGTTTGTCTTCTTCTGCTCATTTACCAGAAGCCTTTACTTGTGGCATGAATAATTGATCGCAATGGTTCATATCACGATACTGTTCTTTCCATTCTTCCGAATAATCACAATCTTCATATTCGTAAAAACATGGTGTGCCTATAGTATAATGAACTATCTTAGCATCTGGATTAACTCCATATTCCCCGACTAACCAATTCCATTCTTTTGGAATCTCTCCAACTCTTTCTTCTTCAGTCCATTTAAACTGATGAAGTTCAAGACCAGAAGCTGTATTAACGTATTCAGGAGTTAATCTTCTTGTATGATGGTGGCTACAGTTAAATAACATAACTGATGACCAATTCTTTTTTTCATAAACGTGTTGTTCATTACCTAAATATTTTTTATCATTTTTTGGTATATAGTCGTGTTTAACAACTTGAACAGCATAATAAAATTCAAAATGTTCAAATAATTCAGCTATGTCAGTTCTTAACAACATATCACAATCCATAAATATTGCTTTACCTTGATAACCACAAAGGTAAGGAACTAAAAACCTTGAAAAAGAAAACGCATTGGATTGTTTTTTGTCTCTTTTTCTTGTAAATATATCCTTTAAATTATCCAAACATATAGGAGTTATAGAAACTGGTACTGATGATTTAGTCATTATTGAATGACATAAAGTATGATAAGCAACAGCTTCTGAATGATCATAGCCAATAAATACTTTTATAGGTTCTTTCATTTTGGTTCTCCTACAAAAATAAAGCCAAATTGACCTTTAGAGTAATTAACCATCATAAAATGTTCCCATAACTTGGGCAACCACATTGTATAATCTTGAACAATTAAATGAGCGTTTCTTCCATCAGATAATTCTTTTCTAGCTGGTTCTGTTGAAACAGTTAAAAAAACAACCTTTTTTGATAAACTATGTATATCATCTAAAACGTCATCTAAACATTCTGGTTCAATATGTTCTAACACATCG